GGATTTATTCACTCCCTTGGAAATGGGAACAAGGTTATCAAAGAATACTCACCGGTCCAATACCGTGATCCTCACTTGGGAACGGTTCATCAGAGCGAACAGAACAACAAGGCGATGTTCGTCTATTGGGCAAACGATCGGATCAAGGATCGTCTGGAAGTGCTTCGATACGAAGATCCGCCGCGCTGGCATGTGCATAACAACATCTCGAAGGATTACGTCCATCAGATGAATAGTGAGCGGCGGGAGGTGAAGACCTATCGCATGACTGGCCGCAAGGCGTATTACTGGAAGCGGATTCGGAAGGCGAATCACCTCTTTGACTGCGAATCAATGCAGATTGTGATGGGGCTGATCGGGGGTGTTATTCATGACGACGCGGATCACGCCGCCTCCCAACAGGCATTCAAGCTGGACGATCAGAAGGCATGATTTTTTTGATAAGAGCGGTGTGATCGTCGAATCCGGACCCCTTAACCCATGCGATTTTTCCTCTCGTGCTGCGTGGGAGAAGGATGATGCGCTCTGGTGAGATGAGCTTTTTTATCAGTGCTTTCTGTGCCGGGCTTGCCTTTGGGATAAAAAATGTCCCGGTTGGTTTCATGGGCTGATCGCACCAATCAGAGATCTCACTCATGGTTTTTGCGTGAAGGGAATATAGGGTTTATCACAGCAGCAGCCTGGGGCGTCTCGGTATGCTGATCCGCACCCGCAGAGGCCAAGTTTTAGCCATTCGGTGTAAGTCATAATAATAGGATTTCCCTTATTCTCTTCATTGAATTTTCGGAGCTTCGCCTGATGCTCTATATGTTTTTCAAGTTCGGTGCTCATGCCTTTGGTGTGGATGGGAAAAAGTGCTCACCGAGGTGATAGACTCCCTCGATGAACATCTCGCCGAAATGGCGGTATCCGACCATGCCGAGCGGGATAGCTGTGGTGACCAAGGTGGCACCGAGGAAGAGGAGTTTATTATCTCCCTTGGGTGGTAGCACCACGGTATCCACGGCAACAGTGACGGCGCGGGGCTTGGATTTTGTGTGTCGGGGTTTTCGAGGGGTGGTTGTTTTCATTTTTGATGGGGCTGATTGGCGAGATGGGTCTCGGCTAGGGAAATCTCATCCATGGCCCTGTTAAGAGCCTCGCGTGTTTTGGGATCGAGATTGCGCGCCTGATCGGTGATGGAGGAAATAGCTTCCTTTGCTCTGTCGATCTGGTGGTTCGCGGCAATTCGATCTAGTCTGGATATGGGTATCATTGTTCGGGCGGGTAGTAGCAGAAGCCGGTGCGGATGGCGGCGAGCTCGGGGTAGTATTTCCAGCACTTACCTTCGGCGATAATGAAGTGAGTGGCGGCGATGGTGTCTGGAGACGCGCCGTTGTATTTGGCGACCTCGCCTTCCATCCAGCTTACGATCTCGGGATGGAGCGGGAGCTTTCCATCTGCGATCGCCTCGCTAAGGGCGTCTTTTACGGAAAAAGGTATCGCAACCTCAGTGATCTCCTTTGGAGCCTCTCCGGCCAATCTTGGAGCCGGATCATTGCTTAGAATAGATCGTTCCAGATCTCGGCTGATCGCCTCTGGAGATTTATTGGTCTTGCCGGTGAGTTCATCCAGGATGATTCCGGATTCGAGTTCGGCGGGGGATTGCTCGGGAGGGTGTTCGTCGTTGGGCATGGAGGGCGGTGGCGTCCATCCTAGCGCGATGAGGGCGTTTCTAACAGCCTGATCCTTGGCGGTGCAATAGTGTTTCATGAACTTCTCTCCTGCTCGTCCTTCGAGGATCTCAATCTCGCCCTTTTCGCGGTCGATTGTTGTGTGGAAGATGATTTTTGGGAGGAAGGGTGTTTGGGGTTGGTTCATGAGTGAGTGAAGGTGGTGGTCTTCTTTTTAGTTTCGTATGCGATTCCGGAGCACATCAGCAGTATCTGAGCGCCGAGTTTTTTATCTGCCTTGTTCTTGCCATTCAGGGCCATTTCCTTTGCTTGAAGCACTAGGTCTCCCCAAGCTCCGTGACGCTCTGAAAAGGAGGGAATTTGATCACAGGCGCGCCGTGCCGTTTGTTCGACGCTGGTGCGATCTTCGATAAAATCGTCGATGGAGAACGAGTTCATTTCAAAGATAGGGGAATAAGGCGTAAGAGATTCGATTTAAGGAATCTGAAATCCATCATCATCCAAGTTCCCATCTGGGAAAGCCCAAGTTCCCTCGCAATCGATTCGAAGATAGCGGAGACCTTGTTCTTTCATGGCGCGATGGAGGGATATGAAATACTCGCTGAATCCCGCTACTTTGAGTTCCTTGATGAAATTTTCAAACTCTTCATCCTCATGCTTTTGATAAATCAGGTATCCGTATTCGGATCTAAAGAGGCAATTTCCTTCTTCTTTATCAAGGAGGAGGGCGTCATTTTTGGTGATGTCTCCCGTGGAACATTCTCCGATCGTGTCGATTTGGGCGATGGTGGCTTTCATGATCGAGCACTCCATATTGTTCCTTCGTCTTCTGTGGTAATGGATCCATCGGGGTGGATGTCGCACGCGGCAACCCATTCTTCGAGTTCAAAATTCAGTTCATCGAACTGGCGATCTCCATCGAGAAACTCTTGCAAATGGGCAATGTGATCGGTGATCAATGCAAGCTGCGCTTCCTTCTCGGTGTCAAAGGTTCTGGGGATGGATTTCTTCCCTTGAAGACTCATCCAAGAGGATTTTACACCTCTCTCGGTGCGTTCAAGAATGATCCAAGTGTGGATCACGGGTCTTTCTGGATTCATTGTGTGTTGAGGGTTGGCAGAATAGGGGCGAATTATTTTTTAGTTTTCGATGGTCAGCAAGATGGTGCCAATGCCGGTGCCTTCGGATTGGAATTCCCCGGCCGGGATGGTCTCCCAGTGCGAGGAGAGGGGTTTGAGTTGCTCAAGCCGGTGGCGGGTGTCCATGCAGAGGGCTGCCAGGCGTCCACCTGGGCGGAGGAACTTGCGGGCATGGAGGATGTGGGCAATGTCGCTGCGCATGTGGAACGGGGGGTTCATGGCGATACAATCAAAGGTTTCAATGTCATCCTGGCTCATCGTTAGAAAGTTGCGCTGTTTAATGATGACGCCAGTGCGGTTCTGAACAAAGAGTTCCCCGGCGCACCGTGGTGCGATTTCGACCGCAGTGACTTCCGATGGCTTGTAGGGTGCGATGGCATCGAGAATCCGGCCAAGGCCCGCTGACGGCTCCAGAATACGCTCTCCGCCTGCGAGTCCGAGAAGGGCAACAAGTCGTGCGGCCAGTGAGATGGGCGTCTGGAAAAGCTGATAGGTGGAAACTGCCCTGGGGGCGGTGCCGTTCTCATGCCGGTTCCGGATCGTGTCGAAGCGACCGCGCAACTCCTCCTGCTCGTAACGGGCGGCGTCATTCTCCATCCGGAGTTCATGGAGGCGATGGAAAGGCGCGTCGAAGTGCGGCTTATTCATGATAGGCGAAGGCCGATCGTCGGTGATGATCATGCGGTGACGAGTTGAAGTGATGGTGTTTTGACCGCATCCCAGACGGCGGAGTGGAGTGGCTTTTGAGGCTTGTCGGTGAGGATGATGACGCGGGAGGGAACATGGTAGTGTCCATCGCCGCCGTCTCCACGGGTTCGGCGGACTTGGCAGACTTCTTGGCCATACTTGCTGCGGCCTTTATCGAGGGAGGTGTAGTGTAGTCCGCACTCATGTCCTCCTGGGAAGACTTGCCGGGTTCCTGCTGCACAATAAGAGCCTTTGGAGTTGGCGGAATAGGTCGCCTGGGTGGTTCGCAGGATGGTGGAAGGTTTGAATTCTCCGTCGCATCTTCCATGTCGCCGAATTTCACTTTCTTCCCATTCCTCTTTTTCGTGGGAATTCCAGAGAGACTGGAGGCGTTGGGCGTCCTCGTCGGTCGGGTTGATGAGAGGAATGGTTTCCGCTTTGGGTGCGGCGGCTTTTGCGGCTTTCCGCTTGGCAAGGAACTCGGCGAGTTCCTCCTCAGTCGGCGGCCGATAGACATCGGCCGCCAGGCGCTCGACTTCGATGGTATGGGAAAGAATCCTGCCGATGCCGTCGGGGAAGGGATTTCCATAGTGGTTGGTGAAGGATGGCTTGTTATCCTGCACGAGCACGGAGACAACGCGTCCGGTTTTGCTCGACTTATTGACCTTCTGGATCTGGCGACTTCCCAGGAATCCTCCCGGGATCATCTCCAGATTACCGGCGCGGCCGCCTTGGGCTTCGAGCATCTGATTCTCGTAGGCGATCCTCAATTTAAGATGGCGGATCGTGGTTGAAATACTGGTTGTTTCCCAGCCTTCGGAATCTGGCGCGTGATGCGTGCTCAAATAGTGGGCGGCATAGTCGGCGAGGGAAGGCGGGTTTTCTCCCTTTTGATGCTCAAAGTAGTAGGCGTGGGGAGCTTCGGGGTTACACGGATGGGCGTGTTTTCCATAACCAGCGATGATGTCGATGAGGTCTTTCTTGGCGCGATTTGCGTCTCCTCCGTAGGCGCGTGTGGCTGCGATGGCCGTGATAGCTCCTTCGGGATCTGCTGCAATTTCCTGCACTCTGAGAAAATGAGAAGCGTATTGCTCCTGGGTCTTTTCGGCTGCCCGCAGATCGGATTCCAGAACCTTGATGCGGCCCATGCGGACATCGGGTCGGGATTTGTAGAGGGCGTGGCTGATGACGGCCGCTGTACGGCGCGTCCAGTATTCGGCCTTGTCCCAAGCGTCGGTGGCGCGGGTTCCAATTCGGTCATGACGGGCCGCCGCTTTCTCTGCGCGCTTCTCGCTCTGGAAGCCGTGAGCGGTCGGTTGGCTTTCGTAGCGATCAGCGTGACCGATTGCCTCGTCCTGCCGCTTGTCGCGGTATCCTGCGAAGCGCTCGGCACGATCGGCGGCGCGTTCCTCCGGACCCATGTCCTCATCGTAGATAATGTCGGAGTAGGTCAGAGCGGTGTTCCTTCGTTCTGGTGTCCAAGTTGCGACAAAATCACCTCCTCCAGCTTCGCGTTGCTTGAAGAGGGCTTTCCATCCTTGGGATTTGAGTTTGAGGTACTCGTCGCGAGGAACCCGACCGATGTAGAGCCGGAGCTTATTATCCTCGGGTGAATAGGTGGCGTATTGTTCCATAAAGTGGGAAGGTAAAATGTGGGAAAGTGGAAAGGTCGAAGGTCAAAAGACGATGGACGAAGGGGTGTTAATCTTTGGCTTCCGGGAGCGCGTCGAAGCGCTTCCGGGATTTGATGGGTTGGGTGGTGATGCGGTCGAGGTGATCGCCGTCGAGGGTGAGGTGGCAGCCGAGCTTGTTGGCTCGTGCTGTGATCTGGCGCACCGGGAAGGATTCATTGATCGGCTTCACGGGAATGTGCAGGTAGCACGGAATGACGCGGTACTTGATGGGCATAAAAGGTGCGTGGGAACGCGGCTTAGTCATTCTCGCCACGGGCGAGAAGTCCGAGCGTCAACAGATGATCGGATGACTGATCCGGGAGGATCGGCAGACAAAAAAACCGCTCCGAAGAGCGGCTGTAAAAGGGGGTAGGGTGAAAGGTGGCGTTAGAGAGTCATGGGGATGAGTGGGGTGATGCTGACTTCTTCCATCACGGTGTCGCCTTCCAGGTCTTCTGTGAGGCGGTTGAGCAACAGAATGTGATTGTCCTTCACTTCGACGGTTTGATTGAGTCGTTCATCAAAGTCGTAAATCAGGTTGGATTCCGTGTGGTCGGGATCGTCTGGATCTGGCGTCACCACATTCAGAAAAACATGCCCGTCCTCGCCGGTCTCGTTTTCGGTATGGTGATAACGGACATAAGTTCCATCGACTTCGACGGCTGCTGCGCCAAAAAGGATCTCGATGGCGGCGGAGAGGGTGATGGTTTTCATGGTCTTACAATTTCGAGGCTGGGATGAGTGAACAGTCGGTGCATTTGTTGTCCTTGTGGAGCTGTTCGTCGGATTTTCCGCAGTCGATGCACTCGACTCCGTGTGCAAGGTAACTGTTGATGGCTGTGGTGAGTTCAATGCTGGCCTCGTCGGAGAGGTCGAGTTCCGACAGGATGGATTCCCTCATGGAGTCGTCATCAAGTGCAACGCGCGCAATCTCGGCAAGCTGTACGGACTGCTCGTCGTTGAAGGGTGAGTGGGCGAAGCCGTCGGATTTCTGTTCTGCGGTGACGCTGGCTCTCTCGATGATTTCTAAAATAGCTTCACAGTCTTCGGATGGGATATTTTCGCTCTCGCCTATGTAGTCCTCGATCTCATCGAGGGCGGTTCTGGAAAACCCAGAGGCCGATGTGACGCTGGCGCTTTTAACGGTGCAGAACTGGTCGAGTTGATGAGAGAATCCCATGTCCTCAGCGGCCTCTAGGGCCCGCTGGATGGCATCCTCGGCGGCGGTTTTCAAATCTGCATCCGTGAAAGGCATTTGCTCTGGATCATCGGGCGTGATCTCGATCTCAACGGGAATGATGAATTTCATGGATGACGGGGTAAAAAGTGGGAAAGTAAAAGGTCAGACAACAAATCGCTCGCCGTCCTCGGTGAATTCGTAGTCGTTGCACCTGATCGACTCGTCTATTTGTTCGTCGGCGTTATGGTATTCATACTCTTTTTCAAGGGTGCGATAGAGCCAGTCCATAAGATCCCAAAGGGCCTGTTGTGCCAGTTTGAATGCCGCCTCTTGGGCTGGCCACAAAGCTTCATTCTCCGCCAGATTGTTATCTTCGTTATCAAAGCATCGCTCCTCCATATTCACGGATTTTGCGAAGTAGTATCGGTAGTTATGGGTGATCTCGATGCTTAGGAAGGGCTGATCTTTCGCAGCTTTTTCGATTGCCTCGGCGATCCGGTGGAGATCCTCATCGAGGGGTGCAAATTCCCTCAGTTTTCCGGGCTGGACGGCACTCGCTCTCCATGTCCCCTCAAAGCAGGCTCCATCTCCCTGAGACCAAAATCCGCTCCACCAGATGCTCGGTTCCTGTCGGGTTTTTCCGTTACCAAGCCGGACTGAGTGAAAGGCGATGTCGATGCCTAGCAGTGGGGCGATCTGGCAGAGATCTTCAGTGACACTTTCGGAATAAAAGGTATCTCCCTCGCTGGATTTTCTCCACCAGTTCCGGGCGGTTTCCTTGGCGGCATCGGTGAGTTCATCAAACTCATAAACTTGGATTTCTACGGTTTTCATACGGGTTGTTCCTCCGGGGTGAACCAGCCGTGGTTTGCGGCTTCATAGACGCAGGGGGTGCCCTCAATGGTCTCGGTCAGTTCGTCCTCCAGGATGTCGAATTGCGTCAGATAGGTGATCAGGAGAGTCTCAAGCTGGTTGTGGTCCCAGTCGCGCACGGGCTTCTGCCAGAGCGGATCGTCCAGATCATTGGAGTAGAAGGAACAGAATCCGCTCCGGTGCGAGTGGCGGTCGAATATGACCGAGCGGAGGGTTTCCTCCTTGATGTTTTCAGCAATCCGTTCGATCTGCTCTACAGGGATCAGGACAAAGCAGATGTCAGTGGAAAAATTGTAAAACTTCGGGCTTTTCAGACTCTCCAGTTCCATCGGAATGCCGGTTTCACTGGAGAAAGCGGAGACCCATCCTTTGGTGATGGCCTCGGCGGCAAGTAACCAGGAGAAGCGTTTATCGACATCGCTCCAGTCCTGGCCGGTGGATTCCATCTCAGACTCGATTTCCTGATCCATCAGGCCATCCAGATAGGAATTGTAGAAGCCTGGGAACCAAGGGAGGACAACGAGGAGCTTGTCGGGATCTTTAGAAAGGTTGCTCATGCCACTCCTCCTTCGCAGACGCTGATGGCTGATTTTTCGAGGGCGTTGTAAAATGCTTCGGTGCAAGCCTCTTCCCATGCGGTACAGATCTCCTCCTGAAGATCCTGAACATCTTCGTCTTCGAGTTCCGTTTCGGTGAAGAGTTTTGCCATTAGTGATTGTGGAGTTTCATCACCAGCCCATTCCCCGCTGAGATTAGGGAGTTTGAAGGCATCTATTACCACAGGATCGCCGTCGCGGTAGCCATCAAGAAATTTCCTCGCAGCTTCCTTTTCTCCACGGGTGGCGCGACCTCCCCAGAGATCCTGAATATGCCATTCGGCGGCATTGACTCCGGCGGTGATTCCGTCATTTCTGGCCAAAATAAGCACGTCATTGGTGCGCGACTCGATTTTGGACGCTACCCAGTCATCGTATCCCAGCCGGGTGTCGTCGTTGGCTATTTCGTAGCGCCAGTCCAACTTTGGGAAGCTGGGATGCTCTTCAGTATCGGAGTAGTGAGGAATAGTGGGTGCGTCGGCGTAGCTCATGGTGTAGGGTGGTAGAGGGTGACGATTCGGACGGTTAGGGCCGTCAGGATGAATCCGAGCGCGCAAAGGAGTCGGATGAGGGCGTAGTGACGTTGAGTCATCGGATTTTCACCAGTTGGCCCATCTGAATGCTCCAGTAGTGGGAGAGATGGCCTCTGAGGGAATCAAGGGTGCGCTGGTTGCCGAGCGGCTTTCCAAGGCGCATTCCGTGAATGTCTCGCCAATACCGGTGCTCCTCTTTCGGACGGCTGAAATGCAGTGTGCCGAGACACCCTAGTCGGGCGAGGCGGTAGAGACGGTGGAAGGTTTCCCGTGAAAGGTTCATGGGTGGGCAATAAGTCGGGGATTACTTCTTTGCTGATGAGTCAACGGCTCCGCTTTTTCCGTCTGAGAAACCTGGCGGCACGGCGTTCTAGTTTGATCTGGTAGTCGTCGCGATCTCCCCAGGGCTCACACTCCTCCTTGGCGGAGTCCATGAGGTGCAAGGAAGGGTTCTGAATGGGTCTGATGGATGGCATATACATGGTAAAAAAATGTCGGATGGTTTGATCTAGGCACAAAAAAGCCGGGAGGATTTTCACCCTCCCGGCTTTTTCTTCTCCGGTGGAATTTTTAGGCTAGAGCGGTCATTGAATTTTTCAGGGAAGCGGACAGGGAAACGCTTTCCCCTATCTGGAGATATTCCCGGAGCGTTTGATATTGAACCCGGCGCGCTCCTTCCTCCAGTGGCTGCCTTGTGAGGATGGAAAGGGGATTTTTTCCGGCTGCGATATTTCGCACAATCTTTAGTTTCTCCTTCAGATTAAAGGATGCTTTCCGGCTTTGATCGTGCTTCGCTGATTGAAAAATTGCGCTTCGAAGTGTGCGCAATTGATCGGCCAGGCGAAGCCGTTCCGCTTGCCTCTTCTCCTCGTGATCGTGTGGAATGATGAGCTTGTGAGGGTGGAACTGTTGCACTTCGTCCAGGTTGTTTTCTCGTGAAACATCATGGTTGCCGCCGTTCATTCTTAGAAGGTCGCGCACTGCTCGGAAAATCTGGGCGATTCCTTCAGGCTGCTTGTGAATGCCTTGCGCCACCATAGCAAAGACGGTTTGCGCTGCGTCCTGTTTGTCCTGAAGGGAAAGGACGCGCTCGGGTCTCTGGTTTAATGACCGCTTGCGCGTGAATTTGCTCGCCTGCTGCTTCCCCTCTGGGAATTCGATTCGATGGATCACGGCGCTTGCCAGTCGAGCGCTTTCTTCGTCGGGCGCGTGAAGGTAGGAAGGGAGCGTTTCCGTGATTTCCTCCTCTTCTCTGTTTTTCAATCCGTCCACCTTGCGCTTTTTATGCGTCAAATTAGTGAATTGAATATGCGTTTTTACTGTGTTTGATTTAGTGCCTTTCATAGGGTTAAAGACTAAGGTTTATCTCTCACTTTATCAAGATCAAAAGATCATTATTCGATCACTTTCTCTCTATTATTAAGGGAATAACCCGTAAGAGATTCGACTCTTTCACTCTCTTTCATTCAATAATTTTTCTCTATAGATAGGGGAATAACCCGTAAGAGATTCTCGGTCTAGCAACGTCTAACAATGCAATCTTACAAGCAAACAATAAACATACTTATACATAATTATGTTTATGCGGTCGTCCGTTGTAATTAGGTGATCCTTTGATAAAACTAACCATGTTATTTTTATGCAGAGGAAGCTAAAGGGGAAGGCTGAAATCTAAAGGAGGATCGGCCATCGGCGATCTGATTCAGCTTTCAGCTTTCAGGTTTCATCCCTTATCGAATTCATCGGTTCGGTTGACTCCTGCCGTGTGGGTATGGCGAGCAACGAATGGATGGAAATCTACCGGTCTTACTCCGGGATTGAGTTGGCGAATGAAATAACTCTGCTGAAGAAGCAGGCCACGCTCTACACCGCCCAGACGCTCGGGGACAAGTCGCACACCAAGGATCTCCAACTCGTCACGAACCGCCTCCACGCCGCCACGCGCGTTCGCAATGAGGTTCGCTTCCGGGGTGCTCCTAATTTCGCCGCCCCTGATTTCAGCAACGGCATCGGTTGAGGCATCCGACCCCTTTTTGAGCTTATGAACTTCTTAGACCGCGCCATCGCTGCCGTTAATCCAGAAGCCGGTTTTCGCCGGGCGGCCTATCGGGAGCGCATGAAAATGTTCAGCTATGACGCCGCTTCTCCTGGGAGGAAACGCGGCTCCTCCGGGGGTGCCTCCAAGAACGGTTCCTCTGAGAATTTTCGCGCGGCCCGGGATCGTATCGACATCATGTGGGACTCGCGGGATGTGGTCAGGAATTTTGGCATCCTGAAAGGGATTGTCGCCAGGATCGTTCAATACACGGTCGATCAGGTTCAATATAATTCCCAGACCGGTGACGATCAGGTCGATGGCCAGTATCAAGATTTCTTAACAGAGTGGAGTGAGTCGGCCGACATCACTGGTCGCCACAGCCTGGCTGAACTCACCTGGATGGCCTTTTGGAGTGAATTGGTCGATGGAGACCACGGGTGGAACATGCTTGCCATGGATGGGGGTGATCCTCGCGCGATGCGAATCCAGCCGATCGAGGCGGACCGTATCGGCAATGTTCGCAACCCGGCTGAGACCAACATGGGTAATAAGGTTGGCGGTATCACGGTGGACGACAAGGGGAGCCCTCTCTCCTATGACATCTACAAGCGTGATCGGCTCACGACTCAATACAGCTTTGATCAGGCCGTTCCTGCCCTGCAATTCCTTCACTTCTTTGATCCGCAGCGTGTCGATCAGTATCGGGGGGTTTCTGCGCTGGCGACAGCGATCGCTCCTGCCCGGGATCTCTATGAGATCTATGAGTTTGAGAAGCAGGCTGCCAAATGGCAGATCGGCCATGCCGGATTTATCGAACAGGCTGATCCCTACAATCCCAACGATCCGAATGCTTGGAACGGTACGGCTCGTGGTGGTCGTGGAACTCCCGATACTACAGCGGGTGCTGGCCCTGGCATTATCGATATGGTGGCCGCAAAGGTCATCCGCCTCAACCAGGGGGACAAGGTGCAGTTTGCGCCTGGCACCAACCGGCCTAGCGGTGCTTTTATTTCGTTGGTTCAGACCATGATCAGGGAGATCTGTTCCGGTACGCAAAATGGCTACCCTTACGGCTTCCTTTATGACATTTCGGAGCTCGGTGGCCATGGAAGCCGCGTCGAGGTGGCTCAAGCCATGCGCGGTATCACGCGGAACCAGGCGCGGATTACCCGTCAGGGGCTCAATCATGTGCGCGACATCGTGTTGGGTGGTGCTATTGCTGCCGGACTTCTTCCTGCTCATCCTCTCTGGCGTTCCGGTCGCTGGTCGTTTGGCGGTACGCTAACGGGTGACTTTGGCAACGACACAACCGCCAAGATCGCAGAACTGAATGCCGGGATCGTCAATCTCTCGGATCTGATTTCCGACAAGGGCGGCAACTTCGAGCGCACGGTGCGCAAATCAGCCAGTGAAATCACCTACATGCAAAAGGTGGCTGCCGATACAGGGGTGCCTATCGAGCTCCTGACGGCGCGCCTTCCTGGTGCCTCGCAACTCCTTGCCGCCATGAATCAGCCGCCTCCTCCGCCTCCTGCGGGGCTTGTCGAGGCTGATATTGATGCCAAGCCGCTCCTGGAAATCCTGAAACAGGTAGGAGATGGCAAAATGGATCGGGAGAGTGGTGTCGCCGCGATCATCCAACTCTACGGAATCGCTCGATCTGAGGTGGAGAAAATGGTGCCTGACGCCGCACCCGCTTCAACTGCCACTCCAGTTCCTCCTAAAAAATGAAGCCGTCGCCTGCTCAGATCGAAGCCGGGAACTATGCAAAGAAGCATCTTCGGATCTGCGGGCTCGACCTCTCGATTGAAAACCGAAAAGGGAGTGTCCGGAGTGGTAAAGGCAAGGATGGCAAAGAATGGCGTATTAAAATGCCGGTCGATTATGGATACATCAAGGGAACGCTTGGCCCTGATGGCGACCATGTGGACGTTTTTGTCGGCCCTGATCGGGATCTCACGAATGAATCCCCTGTCTGGGTGGTGAATCAGAAAAAGGATGATGGGAAGACCTTCGATGAGCACAAAGTTCTCCTGGGATTTCCTGACATTGGGAGTGCCGTGGCGGCCTATCGGAATTCCTACGACATTCCGATGTTTGGCAATCTGGTGAAGATGTCGCTCCGGATGCTGAAGCTTCAGTTGCGCAATGGCAGACTGTGGCGACCGTTGAAAGAATTTGCAGGATTGCTTCCCAAAGGGTATTCCTTGCCAGAAGTCATTCATGAAAAACCCGCTGGTCCAACAATAGGACTCTATGAATATCCTAAGAAAACTCCTCGCTCGCCTGAATACAGTTCCTCAACCGGTTCTCAAGGCAATAACGACCTTTCCAAAGGAAAGTCCAATCGGGCAGCACCTCGAAAAAGAGAGGCAGGAGTTATCACCATCCCAAGGGAAGGATATTTTGCAGGGCAACTCCAGACCGGCGATGTCCCGGATGGTGAACTTCGAGTATTAGCTCACAATGCTCGTCGCGGAGTTCTCAAGCATGAGATTGTCCACAGCATTTTAGATCAGAAAAGGGGCGGCGTTCCCGACAGCGTGGCGGGATTTGCCAAAGAGGAGTTGGCTGCCCATAGCAAGCAATTCTTGGGAAAGAAATCCCCGCTTCTCGACAGGCCATTATCCAAACGGCTTGCCTCAGTAATCAGGGGCACTATTGCCAGCACGAAATTAGGAGTCAAAGCAAACGGGATTAAGAAATGGTTTGCGGATCCGTTGACGCGGGATCGAGTGGGTATGGCTCTGAAGACTTTCTCCGACCGAACTCCCTACTGCGATCCTCGGCAGTTTCCTGGTGAATCCGCTGCCCCTGTCTCTTCTGAGCGCCGCGATCTCCTCAAGAGCGGCATTATTGCTACGGGTGTCGCTGGTGGTGCCGGGCTTGCTGGGCTTGCTATGCGAGGATCTGTGAACAAGGCTCAAAAGGCAGATCTCCTCCGTGACGCTGTGAATAAGATCGTTGCTGCCCGCAAGGGGGCTAAGACCGCCGCACAAGCTGGCGCTGTCGCATCAGCCAAGGGTGCGCAGGATGCTTCCATTGAGGCTCAAAAGCTCCGCGTCTCCAGGATTCAGGGAGTCAAAAAAACAGATGCGCGTCTCGGTAAAGTGGGAAAATCCCTGGTCAAAAACGGGGCGCTCACTCCAGGCGAGGCCGCGACGGCTAAAACTGGATTTCGTTCTTCTCATGCTCGTTTGACCGGGTTCTCAGCCCGACTTCATCTTTTCGACGCCGCCGTGATCCGTGAGAAGCGTGACGGCCTCTCCAAGGCCAAGGATGCCGCTGTGCTGGCTGGTGGTCTCGGGGTGCTTGGTGCCTCCGCTTACGCTGGAATCAAGGCCCATGGAATCTCCAAGCTTGTGAAAGGGGAGATTCCCAAGGTATCCCGCGCGATCCGTCGCGCCGTGCCGCCAGTTGCCAAGAAAGCAAACGATCTTTTGGATGCCGGTAAGGCTGCTGCCGGTCAACTCCAAACCACGGCCAAGGAAGCCAATGAATCGGTTGGTCACTCCACGGCTGTCTATTCCGACATCGGAAAACTCTACAAACAGGCAAAAGGTGGCGTCTATAATCTTCTGCATCCGGTGAATACCGTCCGGGAGGTCAAATCGGCCTTCCGGGCGGGGTTGCGTGGCGAGGAAACCTACCCTACCAAGCCGCGCCCCAAGTGGGCGCTCTCCGCCAAGATAAAGACTCGTCTCAAGGAATTTGCTGATCGTTTGGAGACTTCCGAAGAGGGCGTTCCTTTAAATGGTCGGGTTGCGCACGATCGGTTTATCAAGCAGATCCATGAGGGTGATCTGGATCGTCGGGACCGCAATATCTCTCATGCTGGCGTTGCTGGTGCTCTGACTGGAGCGCTGGTGGCCAAGCCCGGCAAGCGTCTGATCGGCGCGGGTGCTGGTGCCGCTCTTGGTGGTGCCGGTGTGCTGGCAATCCGTGCCATCACGGATCGTCATCGCGACATCTACGGTGATCGTCCCCGGTGGGCGAAGGATGCTGAAACTCTTCCTGCTGTGGCAGGTGCTGGTGCTGCGTTGGGGATTATTGGAAAGCGGGTACTCGCGGGCAAGCGTCTGAGTCGCGTCATTCGCCTAAAAACCTTTGATCTTCCCGATGATGATCAGCCTCCGATGAACCCCGCGTTGAAAGCCGGGCTTACGGGTGCTGTCGCCGGGGGGGTGATGGGATCTCTTCCTGCGTTCAAAGTGGGATCCAAGCTCGCTCCTTCACTGGGATGGATTGGGGCTGGTGCGGCCGGGATGGGTGCGCTTGTCGGTGGTGGCACCTACATTGGCGATAAAATCCTCGGGCCTGCGAAGCCGAATGAAGGCGCTCCTTTTACCAAGCGTGCCGCCATTGGTGGTGCATTGCTTGGAACGGCGGCAGGTGCGGGTGCAGTCCTTGCTGCCAAGAAGATTCCCGCAGTCTCAAAGTTTATTGATGGCTACGCTGATTTTCGTCCTGTGAATTTCATCAAAAATGCCTCCCTGCCTGCTGCCACGGCGGCTGGTGCCGGGGTTGGTGCTCTAGTGGGTGCTGATAAGGCTGGTGATGAAGGACAGCAGGTTGATGCGCTCAATTCGATTCAGAATCAGAAAAAGACTTTTGGGCGGCAGGTGAGGGGATTGCTCAAAGAGTTTGGCTACTCTGATCAGAGCCGCCGTCAGGATGGGAAATTTCGCAATCCTGTGGCTGGTGCCTTCGGTGTGGATGATGACAACGGGGATGTCTCTGTGCGGCAGGTCGCGGGAGCATTTTACCGCAAAGGTCAAACCATTCACCGATGGACAGGGCGAGGCACCGGGGTTGTCTCCGATGCCGGAAGCGTGCTCTCAGGCCAGCCTCGTGATCGTGATGCCTCCGGGCGTCCGCGCAAGCGCGAGTGGGAGAAGGCATGGTTTAAGAATGCCCTCGGATCCGCTGCCGCCGGGGGTGCCCTCTTGGCTGGTGCCCATGTGACTAAGAACACCGCCTGGGGTCGCCGTGTGGTGCAGCCCAAACTCCGTGCTGCCAGCAACTGGGCGGCAGGGAAAGGCGTGAATCTTCTCTCGGCAAAAATGAAACCTGAATCACTCCATCTGCTCACTCGTCTTCATCTCCTTGACGAATGGGCTGAATATCATGGCTGGGATGTGCGCGATCCGCGTGGCCGTTCCGCTCGTGTCTTTGCTCCAGGATCTCGCCCTCGTACTCGTCGCGAGAAGGAATGGCACGAAAAGAAGGATAACCGCGAGGCGCTCCTCAAGGGTGCCGTCGTAGGTGCTGCCGCGCTCGGTGTGGCTGGAGGCTATGCCGGAACCCGGCTTGCTGGTGGCAAGTCGCTGATCCCATCTGCGGTCAAAGGGCTGTTAAAATCGAAGCCGCTAAGTGTCGCTGAAGCGGAGGCTCATCTTGCGGCTGCAAAATCTCGCGAACAAAAAGTCGTCAATGGTCCATGGCGGGGAACCAAACCGTTGACT